CGTAGCCCAGCCTTCATATAAGCCGTTGCACGGCCTTCAAAGAAGTTCTGGTGTTCTACCCCCAGTACCTCGTCTAACCAGCCCAGAGGGTTGTCCTTGACGTTGTAGTTGGGCTTTAGACCTAACTGTAGCAACCTACGGTCTGCAATGTACCTAATGTACTTCTGCATCTCCTTCTTGGTCAGTCCTTCTATGTCACCCTGCTCAAACACTAGGTCTAGGAATCTATCCTCTAGTTCCACCATAGTCCTACAGGCTTCATAAATCTCCTTCTTGAAGTCATCAGTCCAAATGTCAATGTTCTCCTGAATAAACTCCCTAAACAGCTTAGTCATTGCCTCAACGTGCAGAGACTCATCCCGTATGCTATACGTGATAATCTGTCCCATGCCTTTCATCTTACCAAACCGTGGGAAGTTAAGCAGGATGATAAAGCTGGAGAACAACTGTAAACCTTCAGTGAATCCAGAGTAGATAGCCAGTGCCTTAGCAATGGACTTCTTATCGCCCTTAGCGACACGTACAGAGTCGATGTACTCATGCTTGTCTGCCATAGCCTCATACTCTGCAAACGCCTTATACTCCACCTCTGGCATCCCTACGGTGTCCAATAGAAGACTGTAGGCGTGTTGGTGTATGCTTTCCATGTTGGCAAAGCTGGACATCATCATACGCGCTTCAGGCTTCTTAAATATCCTCATGTACCTGTCTACGTACCCAGAGCCTACGTCTACGTCGGACTGTGTGAACAATCGGAATATCTGAGTCAGCAGGTTCTTCTCCTGCTCCGTCATGTTCTGCCAATCCTTTACGTCATTGTGCAGCGGTACATCTTCAGGGAACCAGTGCATTTGATTCTGCTGTGAGTAGTAATCAAACATCCAAGGATGGTCAAATGGTTTGTAGTAATCTCTAGTGTCTAGTAGGCTCATCCGTAGTGTTCTCCAAAATTCAGTTCTAGTGTCTCTAGTTTGTCTTCAGCTTCCGACAGCTTCGCTATTAGTATGTCCATGGTGTCAACCATGTGTGGATGTTCAGCGACAGCTACAGGGTTCTCAAAGAAGTTAAGTGCGTCCGCTTCAGCTTCAATTATTTGCGCTTTGTATCTGGCTCGTAGTGCGCTGTACAGCCTGTTGCTCATGTTCTTGTTCCTCATAGTATTTGATCCAATCTTCATAGGAAGTCAGTAAGTTTTCTTCCCATATATAATACAAGCAATCATATATGGGATGCGTTTTGTCAGGGCTTTTAATTTCCAGCATAAATAATCTCCCATTTCCCTTCTATGTTTTCTACTAACGCTGAACAGTTTTCACACCAATCACCAGTATTCATGTAAGTTATATTGTTCAAATTTTTTATGTTTGGCGTATGGATATGGCCGCATATTATACCATTATATCCTTTCCTTCCACAATAGTTTATCATTTCATCTTCATAATTACCAACAAAACTAGCAGCGGCTTTTGCTTTCTTTTTTAGATATTTAGATAAAGACCATCTTGGTTTATTTCTCCAACGCCTGTAACTGTTCATAATAGCATTGAGATATATAAGAAAATCATAGGCTTTATCTCCTATGTACATCACCCATCTACCAAACTTAGACCTCATTAAATAATCAAAAATGTCGCCATGTGTTACAAGATACTTTTCTCCATTTATGGCTGTATACGAGCATTGATTTAGAAGTTTTATATTCCCTGCTTCAAACTTGCCAAAAGAGCGTAGAAACTCGTCGTGATTGCCCGGTATGTACGTCACAGGAATATCTTTTTTTAATATCTCTTTTATTATTTTAGAGTGTTCTTTAGGCCAGTACCATTTCTTAGACAATCTCCAGCCATCTATTATATCCCCAACAAGAAAAAGATTATTAGTTTCTAAAGTTTTTATAAACTCTAAGAGTTTGTCTGATTGACAGTGTTTAGACCCTAAATGTAAATCAGAGATAAATACTGAATTATATTTTGTCATACGTAAGACCTAAAGTCCCTTCTTTTTTTACATTCGCATATCAAATGTGCGCCAAACTGTCTACAAAGTTTCATCTCATAAGATTTACACTTTACATTCTCAGGCTTGTAGTAGTCCCACTTGCTTCGCTGTGTCCCATCAGAAGCACAGCCAGTTAGTAGTAATGTTGCTAGTAATAATTTAACCTTCACAGCTTAGGCACTCCCCGTCTTCTAGGTTTATTCTTGGTATCTTTACGTTGACATTCTCTGCATTACGTGCCGCTGTGGTGCGGTAGTAGTACATAGACTTCAACTTGTTTGCACCTACCCAGTGTACATTGTTGACGTACTCTAGGTACTCGTCATGTGTCTCCTGTGACGCATTGGACGGTGGTGGCTCAAAGAATGTATTGACTGACTGAGACTGACACACATAGGGCTGACGCTGGTAGGCGTGTTCTATGACCCATATCTGATTGATCTCAGGCGCGGTCTTAAAGGTATCTCTTTCTTCTTCAGATAGCGCCGTAAGCCCTGCAACAGAGCCTTCAGCAGCAGAAATAGTTTTCCATGTTTCTTCATTGTTTAGGCCTTTTTCCTCCAGTAGTTTCTCTAAGTATTTATTCTTTACACGGTAGCTGCCGCTCAAAGTCTTGTGCGTAAAAATGTTAGCACGCGAAGGCTCAATCGAAGGACTAGTTCCACCACATATAATACTGCTGCTGGCATTAGGAGCAATAGCAAGGAGATGTGAGTTACGGCGACCACTGCCGACCATATCAGGAGCTTCCCCACGATCTCTACCCAAAACTTTACTAGCGTCCAACGCTCTTTCCTTGATGAGCTTGAAGGCTCTATGATTAAATGATGCAGCGTAAACTCCCGCGAAAGGGAGTCCATTACGTTGAAGATAACTATGAAAACCCATTGCACCAAGGCCGACCGCCCTCTCTCTATATGCGCTATAAGCGGCTCTTGCAAAGCCTTGTTTACTTTCTCCCACATACCCCATAAACTCCTCTAGTGTATCCACAGGTTTGTGTGGATATTCGTCTACTGCATTATCAATAAAATGCTGTAGTGTATTGTCCAGCATAGTAATTAGATCAGGTATAAACTTTTCATTTTCATGCCACTCACTAAAGTATTCTAAGTTAACGCTTGACAAGCAGCAGACTGCTGTACGTTCCTCGTTTGTTGGCAAAGTAATCTCAGAGCATAGGTTACTCTGCCGTACACTCAGTCCTAAGTCCTTCTGCTCCTGTGGTAGATACTCATTACAGCGGTCTGTGTTGACAATGTACGGCTCACCTGTCTCTGCTCTGGTGTGTATTAACTGCCACCATAAGTCCCGCGCTGGGACTGTTTTGATTGCCTGCTTTGACTTAGGATCAATCAGACGCCATGGCAAGTCATGCTCTACTGAATAAAGAAAGTCATCAGAAATATTAACGCCGTTATGTAGATTAAGACACTTACGGTTAAGATCCCCACCAGTAGTCTTTCGCATAGCAATAAATTCTTCAATTTCTGGGTGGCTGATGTCCATATACGCCGCATAAGCACCTCTCCTTGTTACTCCTTGGTTGAAAGCCAGCATCTGACTGTCAACTACATGCATAAAAGGGATACTCCCAGTTGATTGGCTCCCGTTAGAAGTAGCCACGCCGTTACTGCGAACAGCACCCCAGTACCCACCCAGACCGCCCCCGCTGGAAGTGAGCCAAATGTTTTCATCATAGTGAGCTGATAAACCACCTCTGGAATCAGGCACAAAATTAAGAAAGCAGCTAATAGGTAAGCCACGAGTCGTTCCTCCATTGCTTAGTATTGGTGTGCTGAACATGAACCAGCTTTTACTGGCATAGTCATACAGGCGCTGTGCTAGATTAAAGTCAGTAACACCCTGATAGGTAGCACTGTACACAGAGGCGCGTGCAAAGGCTTCCTGTGCATATGTCTCGTCTTGCCAGAAGTACCTGTCCTTCAGCGTATTCAGAGAGAAGTCATTTAGGTCTTTCTCTCTTTCGTAGTCTATAGTAATCCCAAGGTAATCTTGGGTGCCTGTCTTATACTGCATCTTGATTGTCCAACAAAAACTTCATCAATCGTTCTTCATACCAACGTGCTTTGCGTAGGTCTTCAAAGGGCTTGCTCTTGTACCTAAATCTCCACATATACTTGAGTGCATTGCCCCTGAGATAACCTATGTACTCATCCTTAGACAGCATAGCTTCTATAGCTTCTATGCACTCTATGCCACCATTGTTGTAGTGAGGTGGGTTGTCCACCATGTCGACGGGATTACCAAAGACAGGATGCTCATTTGGCGCGTTGTCTTCTTCCTCGTCCCAATGCACTTGGTATCCGTACTTCTTGTTAATTCTAGTCCATGCGTCTGGACTTTCATCATCAATAGAAGCTTCCGGTGTAAGCCTCGTCTTCTTCGTCTGTGTCTGGTCTTGTGTCATCTTGTAGTTCTTCCTCAAATTGTTCTAATCGTGCTATTAGTTTATCTTCAAACCTGTCTAGTATTTCTTCACTAGATATGTCGAGGGATTCT